CAATACATCTACCATTCCTTCATAATATATTGAACTGTCTTTTATCTGATTATGAGTTGATAAGTCTTTTTTGTCTTTACATTGCTCTAAAATAGATTCCAAACTTTGTATTATTTTATTTACGGGCGTTGTCATAATTATTTAATTTAATCAAAGATAACAAAATTAAATGTAATAACCTAATTCCATTATTATTTTACCTTATTGTATAAACACCTGAGTTCTTTCCCTGTATCAAATAAGTCATTCCGTAGCGTATCGCATCCAAGAAGTGATTAAACTTATCAATAGGTACTTCACCCTTATCTTTCCATACATAGTTGTTTAGCTCTCTTATAATACCGTGAGAACCTCTATCTACTATTATCTCGTAGTCCTGCATAAGTGCAATACCAGACAATATACTACCTTTCTTTTTTACGGTTGGTTTTATATTAAGTCCCAATGCCTTCATCTCACTAATAAGTCTGGGTTCAGAGTTATCTGATATAATTAAGTCCATACCACACTCATTTCTATTCCTTGTGGCTATCTCAGATGTCGTTAGATTGGCTTTTCCGTAGATTTCCTTAACCCAAACCTTTCTTGCGTGCTTATCTATAGAAATCTTCACAAGTGTCGTTAAATCGGCTGAAAATCCATAATCTTGACCATAACAAGTAAGCTCTGTAGGTATAAAGTCTCCAACTCTCCATTTTCTTATAATAGTACCTTCTGCTTTAGCTAACCAACCACCTAGTATTTGGTGCTGATACTTGTCAGGTCTTTTACGCTTCATTTCAAATACCCTTTGCAGGAATGATTGCGATAGATTTTTCTTATTGTCCTTATAAGTTGTATGAATGTAAGTGGTATCTCCTTTTAAGGTATTGGATGCAGGAAGTACGTTTTCATTCTGAAAGAAACGTTGATATATCCAATGCTCCTTAGTTGTTGGATTCAGTATTAATATTACCCTGTTCTGCTTAAGTAAAGAACGTATAGAGAAATCAATCTTATCAAACACACCTTCATCAACCAATTCCTCTGCTTCATCTACAACAAACGTTGTAATACCGTTAAGAGACTTTAATGCTGCTGTTTGATTACCTGAAGAGGTTCTAATACCTTTAAAGATGATACTACTACCTGTCTTTAGATTCATTATCTCATCCTTAGTTATCCTAAAGTCATCGTGAACACCCATTAAATTAATCTTCTCAATAAATTCAGGTATAATAGAGGTATGTGCTGATATCATTGTGTAACGAGAGAAAAGTATCTTATGTCCTTTTTGATAGGTTAGATTAAGTAGAAATACATTTGCTCCAAATGATTTGCCTGAGCCACGTTATCGCCCCCCAGTTACAACAAAGTACCTTGACTTTTGCTGAAATAGGGGGATATATTTTTTATGTATGTTAATATTATTCATCTAGTTATTTAATTTAATTCTTTAAGTATTTTAAATCTACTAATTCCTGTTTCTTTGGATGCCTGTCTAATTGAATCATATACAATGTTTCTGAAAACAGTTCTCTTTCCGTGCAGTTTTCTCTTCCGCTCGAGGAATTCCTTTGAGTGTTTCATACCGAAAGCAGGATTCAAAGAACCTACTCTACCATACATACCATTTAGTTTTCCCGAAACTTTATCGCTTATTTTCTTTCTAACGTCTAATCTTTTTGATGGGTTGTTAACTCCTTTTAAATTTTCTGATTGCCACGTGCGAACTTCTTCGTATTTTCTTGAATCCCTATACTTCATATTACAACTGTTGTTCATTATATGGAAAGCTGCAGATGAACTTCTATCTCTGTAGTGCATAAACAACAGGTAGTGGGAAAGATAATGCTCTCTCGCAGTAAGCATAACTAAATTACATTCTTTATTAGAACCACCTAACCACTTAGGTACTATGTGATGCTCTTCAAAATAACCTTGAGACCTGTCTCTTTTAAGAGACTTCCTGCTTAAACAAAGTTTATCGTAGATGTTTTTATAGTTCATCTTCTTTTGGTGTTACATCTATTATTTTTTCTTTTATCGCTTTTCCTTCAGGACTATCTCCGAAGAAGTTTATTACAGGAGCTTGTACTCTAGTCACATTGCCTTCATTCTCATCACCATAAGCAAAATCCAATAGTAGTTTCATATGATTGTAGCTACCCTCTTCAGCCTTCTTAGCTAAGCTCTCAAAAGCATTGACCTCACTACCAAACACATTCTTAATAGCTTTCTTAGCGTACTGCTTCTTCCTGCTTTTCTTGGCTGTATTCATTGCTGGTTTATTGGACCTTTCATTGTCAGGCACAGCTAGGTTAGGTATAGACTTCTTTCTTGAATTACCTTTTCTGCCGTCTGTAGGTTTTATTTCTTCTGATTTACTCATTTGGATATAAATAATTTCTTTTTATTTTATTCAACTCAATCTCTTCAATTCCCCACCAATTTTCTTTACACAACATCTCAAGTGCTTCTGTTTTATCGCTAAAAACACCAATCAACTCCAGAGAGCGGTGTCCGTGTCCACCGCCTCCGTTATCTATTAGATATAGTTTTTTTCCAATATTATAATCTGCAAATTCAACTTTAGGTATTAAATTACCACTTGCACCACAGTAATCGCACATATTATAGTTGTCAGTAACCATAATACACTTGTTGTTGTGGTTACACATATCTGTACATATAATAGGATTCTTTATTTCTTTTGATTTACTCATACTATGGTAACTTAAATTAAGGTGTTCTGTTTTTGACTACTGATTCCAAGTACTATTACCTACTCCATTATCTCCTTCTATTATCTCATACTCGTTCTTAGATTTCCATTCCCAAGACTTTACTTTAAGATTAAGCATTTCATAAACCTCTTCTAGCCTGTACCTAGGTATTCCGTCAACTAGCTTCTTAAACCTCTCAGGTAACGTATCAGGATTGTTATTATAAACCTTTTTAGCAGCCTTTCTTATTTTAATTTCTTTTTCTTCGATAGTAGCTTTTTTTTGGATACCCATATCTGTAAAGTACAAATCATAATGTTTTCTAAAATTAGAGGAGTTAGTGTAATACATACCTATCTTGCTTAAAGCGTGGTATATTGAACTTCTGTCTCTGTGGACTCCTTTAGAGTTAAAGTATTCAGAAACCTGTCTGTCATTCATAAAGTTTAAATCAGTAAGAATTTTGTATGATAAAGCTCTGAGATATGCATCTTTATTCTTTCGTGAAGACGAAGAGCAATCAAATCCTGTTAATTCTTTAAAGCTTTCTATTAAATTGTCTGCTGATTCTTTGCAATAATCTTTTTTCATATTTTGTATAATTTGTTTTTTATTTTGGTTTGTCATTATTAACGCAACTAACCTTATACCTACCGTTACCTTATAAAATAAGTTGTTTGCTCTTCATACCTTTCTTCTTCATAATATCTTTTAGTCAATTCTATTTCTTCTTCTAACAAATCATTTAAGTAAGTGTAAATAAAATCAATATCTTGCTCATTTAATTCTATACATTCTCCACCCTGCCAAACTTCTGCCTTTAAAACGTTTTCTTTAAGGTTTAAATCTACAATATAAGCACTACTATCAGAATATAAAGTTATTTCATTAGGAATAGGATAACGATAACTGCTTGTTGTTTCGTAAGATGGTTGGATTGATTGAATATCCAATTTAATTTCTTCTTTCATAATTTAGTCTTTAAATAGTTTAATAATCATTGATAAAAACATTAGTATCATATAAACAACTAATCCAATCATTGCGAAATACACGATACCTTCTAAAAAATATTCCAATACTTTTTTCATTTCTATTTGTTTTTAAAAAGTGATGTAGCCATACTTATATGTTCACTAGCGACAGTTAATATTAAAAGTCAGCTACATCTACCTTAATTATACACCAAAGATACAATGTCTTTTTTGTTTATCAACTATTTATTAACATATTTTAACAAAACTTTAACATCTATTTTTGATTATCCAAGTATATCTGAAGAGTAGCTAAGGCTCTCCAAGCAACTTTTGCTAGGTGAAGTATACCATCATCATCCATTGGGCTTGTGCTATGGTCTATTAAATGCCTTACCATTGCATCCGCGTTGTCAGTACTCTTATTTTTGTCCCAATACAATTTATCTCCGTGATTATGTTGTTTCTGACCCGCTAAGCTACACTTAGAAACTTCTTTCAATGCATCTGGGAAGTAAGATATGCATCCTGAATAAACAGGTGTTGCCTTTCTTTCATCAGCCTCTTCTTCTTTACTTGAAGTATGCAACCTTCCAAAAGGAGCATCTAATTCATAGTGGCATCCTGTAGCACCGTTTTGTGCTATTATGTTCATTCTCTTTTCTCTTTCAATTTCCTGAATATCTTCATTAAACTTTTCAGAAATACTCATCAACTCTTCTACTAAACTATTCATATCTTATTTATTTATTTATTTTATAATATCATCCCAAGAACTAAAATTTAAACCACTTAAATCGTCATCCTTGATTATCCTATTTACCTCAACCATAGTCTTGGTAAACACATTTATTTCATACCAATCTAAAGCTTTTTTTAAACCAGCACAAGCTAAATAAAGTTCTTGCTCTTCATAATATTCTAAGGTCTCTTGCAATATCTCTTTAGGTAAGCCATCGTGTATCTCTAACAATGCATTTCCAAAATACATTTCTATAATGTAATTATCATCTTCTAATTTGCTCATAGCAGTCTGTCTTTAGTTTTAGCAGTGATTTAGCCTCATTAAACATATCTTTAGCCTTATCTCCGTATATCTGACTGTAAAGCCTATATGTCTTATTTAATAAGGAGTACTCGTTCTTAGAGTCTTTAAGAAGCTTTTTAGCATAAGACTTACCAAAACCCTTGCAGTAGTTTATATTGTCAGCAGTATCACCTATAATCATCTGTGAATAGAAATTATTATCTGCTTCTTCTTGAGTAATCTTATAAAGCTCCCTTCTTTTGTAGTGGTAATCAAAGAACCAACAAGGGAATTGTTTATAGTCCTTATCTAACGACATTATAAGAACAGAATCCTCACCGTTCTTCTCAACCTCTTCTGCCCATAATGTAGCTACAACATCGTCTGTTTCTACACCATCTCCATAAACAGAGCTATAAGATAGTTTAACAATATCGTGCAACTCAGGTAGTATTGGAGGTCTCTTACTTGTTCTATTAGATTTATAAGTATCTGTAATTTGGTTTCTAAAGTTATTCTTAGAACCATTACAGAACACAACATCCTCAACTTCTACTATATCATCTAAATAGTCTATAAGCTTAGCAAAGCTGTCTGAAAACCTATCAAAAGCCTTCACAACATCAGTTTCGTATAAATCTTCTTTATCCAATCTATCTTCCTTTCTTTTAAAGCAGGAAGCATAAATTAAACTATCAGCATCAAATATAACTTTCATATCTAATCTTATTGTTTGAATGATTTATTCCTTTTAGCAATAGCTCTTTCTTTAATAAGCCTTTGGTCTGTTTGGAAGCGGTAATCTTCTTGTTTCCTACTTTCTTCCCACCCAGTTATAGGATTTATTTGGTTATTCCAAAATTTAACTCGTTTCTGTTTAAGTGTTAATTCCATATTATTTGTTATTTAAAGCAAATCTACGAAACTAATTATAAACCTGCAAGTACTTTCTAAGGTTTTCTACAGTTTTTATAACGCAGGAAACACAAGATGATGTAGATTTCCTTGTACTAAATATATGGTTGTGTATTTTATTTAACCTTATTTGCTGAGTATTAGTGACTTTAAGTGTATTCAAAGCAAAGAAACTATTTAAGTAATCATAATCTTCTTCAGATACACAATTAATATTTTTGTAGTTGAATTTTCTATTTAATATTTCTTTACGCTCATCACACCCACAATCATCTCCAACAATTAGCTTAACTAACTTATCTACACCTGTGGCTTTAGTGACCTTAGCAATAGTATCTCCCAAACCTTTTGATTGGTTTTCTACATTATCTTTTAGATTGGCATACTTAGATGATTTCCATTCTTTATACTCTCTATAATCTTTAGAACGCTTATCTACATTTTCGTAGTAGCCTTCTTTTTCTAACTCTTGGTAATAACTATCTTTTTTCATATCTTATCAAAATCTTGGTTAAAGTAATCTATTAAATCTTCTGAGAGGTGTTCTCTGAGTATTTCTTTATAATTTAGTATAGAGTTATGGATTGAGGTTAAACCTATCTTAGAACCGCTTGAAATAGCTCTCAAGGACAATCCTTGTATAAAGTACAGCTCAAACAATCTTTTATCATATACAGTCCATTTAGAAATAATACTATTAATATCATTTGATATGGACTCAAAAGCATTATCTTCTAAATCATTATAATCAATCTGCTCTACTTCGTCATTATCTAACATTCTATAAAATATACTTTTATTTGATTTTCTTAGGTAAGAGAAGTACATATTTCTTAATGTAGTCCATACGTAGTACCTGTTTACATCATCACCATACATTATCCTTTTAGGGTCTTTTACTAAATCGTGAAGTCTTATGTACATATCTTGCACTAAGTCTTTAGCTGTCTCTAAATTACAACCCATATTCACAAGCATCTTAATCCATAATTTATGGTGTACTGCTAATTTTTCTAACATTAAATCTCTTTTATTACTATTTCTACTCTTGGGTTTTTTCTATCTAATTCAGTTGGTAATATAGTTTCCGTCTTAACAAAGTTGTCGTTATCATCTTCCCAACAACCGTATTCCGTAATAGCATCTAACAAGAACTTACTCACAATACTAACAACATTCATCTTGTCTAAAATCCTCTTAGTAGGCTTAAACACTCTGTAAGTAATCTCTACAGGAGTTTTTATAATAAGACCTTGCAATTGCTCTCTCATCATTTCTGAATAAATCTTCTTAGACTGACCATTAACTGAATGGTGTAGATTTCTGTATATATTTAAGTTAAGGGATACTTTTAAGTTCTTTTTAGTTCTTCTTGGCACAATTACGTGCATTGGGGATATGATTTTATGTATCATTATATCTTTTTAGCCATCTCTGAGGGTAAAACAAAGCTGTATTTGATTATCTTTTTATTTTTATCAAAATCAGTAGTTGCAGGACACTCTAGAGAAATTATACCTAAAGGTAGTATAGATTTTATATCTCTTGTTATATTAAATACATAACACCCATTTTCATCAGTAACAACATACAAAAAATCTTTACCGATTAGTTGTGATTTTTGATAATTCTTAAACAGCTTTAAACACTCTATTAACTTTTCTGGGTAAAAACCTCTTCTATTCTTTATCTCAACAATATAGTTTTCATCCTCAGCATCGTAAGAATTAAACCTACCACTGCATTTAATTAGCTTAGTACCTAATGTATTTAGTAATTCTATAGTAGATTCCTCTGTCATTATAAGTTCATAGGTTCGTTAATAGCATACTCTCCTCCAAAAACAACAGCTACTCCAATAGCAGGTTTCTTAAAGTGCTTACCGTAAGCCATAGCGTAAGTGGTGTTATCTATTCCACAACCAACAGCACAACCAAACACTTTGTAATTAGCACCAACAACAAACTCAGTAAACATTTCTGTATGCCTATGTCCTTGAACAGTACTCATCATATCATCCTTAGCCTTCTTAGTAGCTCTACCAGATTCTCCGTGAATATATTGGACACCGTTATGTACAAAACGTGTATCATAAATCCAATTAGGAGTTTCTAGTACGTCTGCCATTTCTCTAATCCATCTCTTAGGAACACCTGAAGCAAATGCTTTTCTAGTTACAATTCTATCGTGGTTTCCAATACAAACTTCCGCATTTGGAAATGCATTATACCATTTAGATAACTTTGATATAGCTAAAGACAGCTCATCTCCACCACCCATACCGTCAGGGTCAGGGTCGTGAAAAGAGCTGTAGTGATTGTCAATAACGTCTCCTATGAAGATGACTTTATTGCAATTATGCTTTGCGTAAATGTTCTTACAATGGTCCAAATAACCCTCTAAACAAAAAGGTTCGTGTAGGTCTCCTATTACTAATATTTTATCCTCTACTTTAACTAAATTATTATAGGCAATTTTAATATTACCTCTAAGTCGAGGGCGAAAATCAATTTTATCCT